TACAAACCACTTCCTGAAACAGTAGCAGTTAAGGAGTCACCGATACATGGGTATGGACTATTTGCTATAGCCGATATTCCATACGGAACAGACTTAGGAGTCTCTCATGTATTTGCGGTAGGGTTCAAGAACAACTATATCCGCACACCTCTAGGAGGGTTTATTAATCACAGCGACACACCCAACTGTTTGAAGGTGGAGTCCCATGAGGATTCTGCTCTTACCTACTTCATTCTTCAGACCATAAAAGATATTAAGAAGGGCGAGGAACTGACGGTTGCCTACACCATTTATAAGGTAAAGAAATCATTCAAGGTTGCTAAGGGAGCATCCTGCCCAGCCGTGGATGATAACACATCAAGAGAAGATTTGGAAGTCATGTATAGCAGAGATAGAATGCTATGACCCACAGATACACCCTAGAAACGATATTCCACTTTAGCTGTGGCGAATGTAAAAACTGGTGGTCTGTGGCGTTGGTACACATATCTGGTATGAGTGTTTATCCAGAAGGGAAATCCTACTGTCCTCATTGCGGTAAGGAGAGTATAACGGAGAAGATTGAAATGAAATAGCTAATCACTTGTACAATGGGTTGACCAGCTACTACGGAGCGAGAAAATCGCAATCGTGAACCTGCTAGACGGAACCAGTTACAAGTGTTATGAGGGACATGGGGAGCGTGTGATAAGCTCAGAGCTACGTATAGCCTGTCCCTTGCTATTAGTATTAACTTAAAATCTAAGGGGGAACATGATAGTACGAATCTACGAAACAGGCAATTTAGATTTAATGACAGTAGGAGATATGCTGTGGAACGCAGACAAGCAAGCCAATTTCCATCCACACGCTTCATGGATACACTCTTCCAAATTTGAATCCGATAAATTAATTTTACAAGATTCTACAGATGCAGAATCACCACCAGTAGCACGACAATACACGGAGTTTGCTGTCAAGTGGATCGGGCGAGAAGCAGTCATTATGTGGCTAACCAGTAACCAAATCCTGTTTGAAATTATATCTTACAGCATTCTTTCAGACGAGGAAGATGCCATTGAGAATTCCCTTGACCACAATGAGTTCTCATCCAACCACTTAAACTAAATAGTACTCAGTAGTACTCAATAGCACTAGGTATAACATGGTACATCCAGATATTAAGCTAAGTCACTCCAGTTCAACAGCATTCTGCTCAAAGCAACTGTGGTACAAAAAGGTGGGCGGGGAACCGTTCAACTACAACTTCTACTCAGGTGCAGGAACGCTAGTTGATGCAGGTTATGAAGCAGGGTTGAAGAATATCATGACAGGTATTCAAGGTTCCAACATACGTAAGAGTATGGAACATAAGCTCGGTCAGATGGAGAAGGAACTTGGCTACGATGATTACGTTAAACTGACACAGTCTATGGACTCACACGTTAAGGCTGTGGAGGACTACATGGGGTGGATAAACTATAAGCCTCTGGAAACACAGCATTTTTTCAATGTAGTCTTTGATGGTCATTCAAGACGAACCACAGGCTACATGGACATTGTTGCCGAGAGGCAGAATTTGCCCCTCATTATAGATGTGAAGCGACAGTCAAAACCTGCTAAGAAGGCGAAGAACGAATGGATCATGCAGGGCGCACTCTATGCATTGGTAATAATGCAGAAGAGAAACCTAACGGATATACCAGCATTTGAGAATCATCTCATCATACCAGATCAACCTCCTTGTTTCCTAAAAACAGATTTAACACCGGAGCATTTGTTTATGGCCTACAAATTGCTTACTGAATTAAACAGTAGAATTGATAATGACTATTGGCCTCTAAACAGGACGCACTCCCTGTGTTCTCCTATGTGGTGTTCCGTTTATGACAAGTGTCACTATGAGAACTTTGAAAGCGTGGATAAATTAGTTGAGAGAATTCAATGACAGACCCAAGACTATATAATAGACTTAGGATAGTAGAAAAACATCTTGACCTTGCACTAGATCAAATTAAGGAGGAAAACTTTGTCGAAACAAGACATCTCATATACAACGCCTTATCAACAATCGGGCAACTTCAAGAAATCTTGGAATACGAAGAGCAAAAAGAGGTTCGTCTCAGAAGAGGAAAAGGCGAGGAACAGGAGGGATAAACAGGTTGTGGCTAGGTTCAATGAACTAGGCTATAAGAAGGGAGACAACGGTAACCTCCCTTGTTTTTGCGGTAAGCTGGATGAAGACACCGCATGGTGGATGTCCAACTGTAAGAGCAGAACTAATCACCTGTTCTGTCCAAAATGTACGGAGCGAGTATTTGAACCAGATATAAAGGAGACACTAGTGAAGTTACTAGACCTCTGGAAACAATACAAGTGGCGTATGTGGAAGGACGAAGGGGTATCAATCAATCAACTATTAAGCAAAGGTAATAATGCTTGAAAAATATAAAAGGCAAATCGTGAGAAAGCCAGAGAAGCTCGTGATCGAGGGGGAAACAGGTGCAGGTAAGACAACCTTTGCGTGTTCATCCCATACGAAGAAGGAACCAGCATTTGTCATCAACGCAGATGATGGTGGTGAGAATGTATTCCACAAGACAGGAATAAACTTGATCCATGACTGTGTTCCTACAGGGGATGTCAAAGAGAATGCCGATAAGTGGGATCAGCTAATGGAGACCCTCCGTGAGATAGCCAGCGAGAAGTCAGGCATCAAGCGGATCATTGTAGACTCTGTAGATAAGCTGGAAATCCTTGCACAAGCTAAAACGTGTGCGCTCCACAAACTGTCCCACATCGAGGACATGGGTTATGGTAAAGGATTTTCATATTCTCGTGGCGAAATGGCTAAATTACTGAGTGGTCTCAACTACTTACGAGATACTCAGGATATCCAACCCATCCTTGTCTGCCACACGCAGATACGGACAATCAACAAGCCAACAATGGAGCCGTATGACTCTTTTGTATTGAAACTTCACCGCTCTTTGTGCGGAGATATAATGGAGTGGGCTGATGTAATTTTATTTATTTTTTATGAAACCATTGTTAAGAAAATCGACAGCGGATTTAACAGGAAAGACAGTCGGGCAATCCAGTCAGGCAAACGCTTCCTGTACACTAGTGGTTCTATGGGAGTAGATGCAAAGAACCGATTCGATTTACCAGCCGAAATTCCAGCAGACTGGGATGAGTACCAGAAGTTAATCAATAACTTTTGGGATGGCTCCTCAATTAAAGAAACTCAGAAACAAGGATAACTATGGAAAACTCAGAACTAGATACAACATTCTCAATAGAGGATGTACAAGAGACACTTGAAACAGAAACCAAGCGAGAGCGTATAGAAGTTCCTGCTGGCGAGTACGTCTGTCAAATTAAAGCACCCCTACCAGATGTTCGTCAGGACTCTAAGGGGCACAGTAAGATACTCCTGCCCATTGAAATTTCAGGCAACCCACAGTATGAGGGTCAATGGCTCTTTGAGGCTATCTATATGAATAACCAGCACGATGAAAATGGTAAGGTAAAGGACGGCATCTCCAAGAGGAAGGTTGCCAGACTTGCCAACGCTGTTGGTCTTAAATCTCTCACTAACCTTAGTGAATTAGAGGGCAAGTACATTAAGGTAGACTATGGCCCCAATAAGAATGGTTATAATGAACTAAGGGAGGTCTCAGCTTTTTCCTTTGAACAAGGAAGTAATTTAGCTGATGCATCTTCAGAGGTTCTGACTCCCCCTCCCGCAAAGGAAAAATCGGGGGCTGGCTTACCATTCTAAAGTGGTAGGGGTCAACCGTTGAAAAGATACGCTCTGTCCTCTACTCAAGGCGGTCAGGTTACTCTCCTGTTGCCTGACCGTTCCTACCAGATTGAAACAATCCTAAAATACAGGACTAAAGACGGATACAGGAAATTACAATATGAAAGATAGATTCGATTTAGAGGCAGAGATACATAATGTATGGGATACCGAAAAGGATTTAGATACCATACTCTACAGGATGATGGATGGTTCTGAAGTCCCATCGGAAGATGAAATAACAAACATGCTTATGGGACTTAAAGAGATTCATAGCAGTAGATGTATGAAACTTTGGGATGTCTTTGAGGGCTTGGTAAAAAATAAATGTTTTAAACATCCAGATGAGGAACTTCTAGGATTTGCAACAGATAAAGAGGCTGGTTTTGAGGCAACTAAGATGCCAATGTCGGCACCAGTTGTGCTTGAAGATGAAAAAAAATCAGATAACGATCTGATGGGGGATAAAAATTGGAGGGATTACGTTTCTGAAAGTTTGAAACATCCACAAGGAATGGAGACAGGATCATCAAAAAAGAATTGAATTACCACTCTACTATCCTGCCGTGGCCTGTGTCAGTCAATGCCTTATACAAGGTCAGGGGGAAGGGGTTATACATTTCTGCCAAGGGTAAGGCGTTTAAGAATGCCTGTGGTATTATATTTGCAGGTACTAAGATGGTATACGAAACAGAGAGGGTGTGGTTAGATATAGAGGTATACCCACCGGATAATCGGAGACGAGACATATCTAACCTCATTAAGATAGTAGAAGATGCACTACCGTGGTTCAGAGACGACTCACAGGTAGACAAGATTAACATAATCAGATGTGAAAAGGATTCACGCAAAAAGGGGTACATCATAGTTAAATGTGGGGCACTAAATGGAACAGATAAAACATGAGTATAAGGATGGAAATGGAAGGCTACTCTATACAGT